TGGGATTGGCTGAGCTTTTTTTATAGAATTCTGTGTCAGCATAGCAGTTGTTGAAATGTCCGTTGCGGGTAGGACCCATGTCAAATCCTATTAGATAAACACTTTCATGGTGTGCTAGTGCAGCGATACCCACTGCTATCGGACCTGAACTGAATCCAAAATACTGTTGTGGTACTCGTTGTGCGCCACTATTCGACAAGGGTTTGCGAGTATAATGTGTATGATTGGCGCTGTAGCCCGACTGTTGTATATGCATGCTGATGGGATTGTCTGTGCTGATCAGCACATCTGGCACAAATTCTCTGTACAAGGCATTGCAGCCGTACACAGTGCCACACGACTTTAAACGATCCAAATCAACTTGACGTCGGCTGACGCCATTACCTAATACAAATCCTGCGGCCATAAAAAATCCTCCCAGTATGTAGCTGAGAGGACTCGGTTGTGTTACAAATTATGAAGTAACGTTGTCCACAATGGCTAGATCCAACAGATTTTGTTGTCCAGAGGTAACAGTGCCGGTGTTGGCGGCGGCTGTGGTTCCTGACTTGATCACTGTGCCTTCGTCAGTGAAAAAGTTGGTGGCATATCGTTTGTCTGCAATCACCGAAGTAGCTGCGTAAGTTGACCCACCAGTCCAATCCAACAAGAATTTGTTGGTCAGCTTGCTGATAGTAGTGGCAGTTGAATCGCCTGTGGTAAAAGTAATGGCCATGAGTCCTGCTGCAGGAGTAGTATCATCATCCAGCACACACACGCCCACTGAGAATGCTGCACCGTTGCCGGCGCCGCCTACTGAGGTAGCTGTGAAAATTGTGCCTAGACCAAAGTTAGAAGGAGCTCCTGCTGCTGTCCAGTTAGTTGTTGTTCCAACTGTGGAAATTTGATAAGCCTGACCTACCACAAATGATCCGTCGTTGACGCCGGTTGCATCGCCTACTAGATATTTGTGAGACCCTTTTTGGCGGATAATATAGCCAGTTGCTGAACCAATACCTGAGCCATCTGGTGCGGCAATGTTCACAGTTACATCAATTCTGGGGTTGGTTGCACTGGGTGCATCAGTTGGTGCTGCGCCGCCTACAACACCTAGATATTGAGTGGTGTTGAGTGTGTCAGCAGTGTTGACCACCGGTGCTGTCAGCGATCCAAAGTTGGGGAAGCCAAGATCCACACTAACGGCTGCGCCGCCGTTGCCGGAACCAGTTGATGATTTTTGAATTTTTAGAGGACGACCCATGTTTTTTTCTCCTTAAAGAAGTCCGATGCGAGTTCTAGTCGCTACGCTGTGGGTATTAATCTCAGCATAAAACACCCTATTGTGTTGACAAGTATTTAGTAAAAATATAAAATAACACATGACCCTGCTTAAATAATCCCATGAACTCTAATGAACTAATTGAAGCTGGCAATCAGCAACGTGCCCGCCATTCTCCTGAACAGGCTTTGCAGTGTTATGCCCAAGCCTTTGTGCAAGATCCTGACTGTGCTGCTGCCTTCAACAACTATGGTAATGTGCAACGTGAAATGGGATTCCCAGAACGTGCTGTTCCTTTTTTGCAACATGCTGCCACTCTAGATCCTACCAATATCACTACTAGATTTAATCTGGCTGTGTGTTATCTGTTGCAGGGCAATTATGCCCTGGGCTGGCCCGCTTATGAAAGTCGTTGGGATTACGAACATCTTGCTGGTACTGAGCCCCGGTACACACAACCTAGATGGCGTGGTGAAGATCTCAAAGACAAAACCATTCTGGTTGTGGGCGAGCAAGGGCACGGCGATTGCATACAATTTGTGCGTTTTGTTTACAATTTGCATGTGATGGGCGCACAGGTCAAACTGCAGGTTACAGATGGTTTGATTCCATTACTGAGCTCTAGCAACATTATTCAACAGGTTGGAGGGTATGCTACTGACATGGGCGAGTTTGACTACTGGGTTCCTATCATGAGCATTCCAGGCCTGCTGGGCATCACACTTGATAACTTGCCTCAAATACAAAGTTATATGAATGCTGATCCTACATTGCAAACTGCTTGGCTGGCTCGATTGGGGCCAAAGCGTCGAATGAGAGTGGGATTTAGCTGGAGTGGTCGCAGAGACTCCTGGTTGAATCAACACAAGAGTGTGCCATTTGAAACTGTACTTGAAATGATCCGCAACACGCCTGAGTACGAATGGATCAACCTGCAGATTGATGCAACTGATGCTGAAGAACTTGCACTAGCTGACGCTGGTGTTACTCGTTATCCAGGCAGCATCACCAGCTTTGCTGACACGGCGGCCTTGATCATGTGCCTGGATGTGGTGGTCAGTGTGGACACTGCTATAACACATCTAGCAGGTAGCTTAGGTAGACCAGTCTGGATCATGTTGAATCAGTATTCAACTGACTGGCGTTGGTTACTAAAGCGTGACAGCTCACCTTGGTATTCAACTGCTCGACTGTTTCGCCAATCTGTTCGCGGTGACTGGACAAGTGTCACAAAGAAAATCACACAATATCTAAGCTGGTTCAAGGTTTGACATTTGAATCATGATGCGATTTCTAAATTCTTCGCTGTGAAAATACTTTTTGTTTGCTTGAACTCTACTCAATAATTGATTGTAATCTGACACTATTGAATCTGAACGAATCCAAGACTCTGTAAAATTAACTATTTTTTGTAGTCTAATACTTGAGTCAGTTTCACTATCCCAGGTAGACCAAGGCACTACGTCAGCAAACATATCTAGCCCAACATCACTCAAAAACTGATTGACTCCTGCACTGCCTGCTATTATGGGAATTTGTCTGGCCATAAACGGTTTGCAAGTTTTTTCACTGATGTAGGTTAAATCAATATCTGTTTCTGTTACTAGATTTACTGCATACTGATTATAGACCCAATGATCTACTCCAATATCGTTGCGAGTAGAATCAGGAACTTCATCTGGCAATGTTCTGTCACCAACAAACGTATACATCATAAGATCAGTTAGATTTCGCCTGGTAAATTCTTCCCATAACCAAGTTCTATGCGGCCTGGATCTGTTGTTCAAACACATGATACCTTGAGTTTTTTTATTGCCTGCATCAAAGCTAAACCCGGTCCACCACAATGACTTTCGCAAACTAAACGCCCAGAGAAACAACGGAAAAAATACTTGCTTTTCCACAGGCTGATACCAAAATTGAAAATTGTTTGTGAGTGTAACCGGAGCCTCTATTAATTTTTTGTTGTCAGGCCACGGGTTGTGAGTTATGTCAAGCACGTATTTTTTGTCCGCTAACCATGCTTGAGTCCATTGAACATTTTCAAAATCATTATCTGTTACAACTAGTGTGTTCTCTGGAAACCACTGGGTAAGATAAGAACGATTGGTATAATAACGATCTGGATCTAGATATTGTATCATGCAAATACTTAGCCAACAAAAAAGGGCCTTGCGGCCCTTTTTTGTTCCTTCCCATCCCTGGGTTGGTTCTCTGATTAGGAGAATGAAAGGTTAGACACAGCGATCTCGCCAACATAGTCACCAGCATTGCCGAAAGACGATGCAGTGTTTGTCAACTCGATGTAACCATAACGTGTCATAAATGACACGACTGGTTCAAATGTGCTTGGATCCAACACAACGCCTGAAGACATCAATGGAATGTATGGGCAGTAGAATGCAGGAGCGTCAGCTTCTGAAGAACCCTTGTAGCCAACCAACACTGGTGTAGTATCAGAAGCATAAGAGTCAACGAACACACGCATAGCGCCGTTCAGTGTACCAACAAACTTGGTGTTTGTAGGTGCTTCGAATGTGCCTTCTGTAGTACGAGCAAACGCACTAGTTGTAGCACTTTGCAACACTGTGAATGCAGCAGAACTAACAACAGCGTAGTTACCAGCGCCACGACGTGTACGTTGGGCGATCAAGTTAGCAACACGGTTGATCAAAACAGCCAATGCGGCGTGTTCGTCACCAACGAATGTAGCAGTACCAGAAACGGTAGCTTGGTTGTATGTGAACTCAGTTGCAGCCAATGAACGTAGACTCAAAAGAATCTCTTGGTCAATTTCAGCTGTAATTTCTTGAGCCAGTGCGGCCATGATTTCAGCTTCAACGTCAATGCCATGCATGGCTTGTGCGTCTTGTGCAGATTCAAATGTCCAACGTGCTTGCAACTTACGTGTGCGAGCTTCAACAGCTTGCTTCAAGATCTGCACAGAGATCTGCTTACCGCCAGTACCTTCCATGGTGGCTGTTTGGCCGCCTGTGTAGTTGGTAGCTGTGCTAGTAGCAGTTGGTACTGTGGAGTACGCAGTAGCAATCTTGAATGGACTCAGTGCTTCTTCACCAGCTGTAACGCTTGTGGCGGCTGCAGATGAGTCTGTCAGGCTCTGGGCATAACGCACACGTAGAGTGTGGATCTGACCAACTGGACCTGTCATTGGCTGAACGCCTACTAATTCGTTAGCAATAACGGTTGGCATAACACGACGGATAACAGGAAGAATCACACGGTTTAGTGTGGCAATGTTACCAGCTGCTGTTGAACCTGCGGAAGCGTTTTCCTTCAAGTACTTACGGGTGTTTTCAAGGATAACACCCATGCTGTTGCGCTTGGAACCGTTCAAACCTTCAAGCAATGCTTCTTTGGTTTCGCCCCAGCGAC